CCGGAATCAAGCACCTCTCGATGAAGCCCCGCAAACAACTCAACCACTGGGGAGAGTTCCCCTACAGCTTTGCTCCTTATGCCGGGTGAGAAACCAAAGAAGAGGCCGAGTCTTACAGATGTCGGGACTGCTGCTGGAGTCAATCAGCAGTATGCGCAAAGAGTGCTTTCCGGGAAAACCAACGTCCCAGCAGGAATCAAAGACAAGGTCCTGAAGGCCGCTCAAGAGCTTGGATATATGAAATCCGAGCATCCAAATCAGCATTTCAACTCTAAGCTCACCCAAGAGCGTGCTGATGCAGTCGTCGAAGGCATCATTGAGAACAAGTCGTTGGAGAAGATTGCGGAAGCCACTGGGTTGTCTGCGCATACAGCGTTTAAGCTGATCCGCGGCGTTAAAGTGCCGGCGGATTACCCCGAAACTGAAGACGAATGGCGCAAGGATGTGACCGGATTCCTGGAGGTCGCAATCTGGAAAGGCACCAAGCGACTGGCTGAATCCTCTATTATGTTGATCGACGATCGTACCTTACCCGTATCGGTGGCCGTGCTAACGGACAAGTTGGCTGTGATCAGGGGCCAGCCAACTAGCATACATCTTGCCATGACGGCCTCTGTGAGCCACCGCGACCTGATGAAGGACTTGCGGGACAGGAACGTGACCCCTGTGAACGACGAGCAGACACCCGACCTGGTTTAAGTAATGGCCCGAAATGTCCTACCCCTACTGCAGAAGCATCATCAAAACCCACGCATTTAGGCCTGTTTCAGCATTTTCTTGCACAATACCAGTTATATTCACTTCGACAGCAAAACACGCAGCAAACCCTTGCAAACATTGATCGAAACGCACTTTTGCGCTGCTCAGCAGACCCAATGTCCTACCCCTGCTGCACAAGGCAGACACCAGGTCGACCTGGCCCCCGGGGGAGGGGGTCAGGCAATCCGCGGAGACGGTAAAAGTCGACGGGTTGTCCAAAACGAAAAATATTGATAAATGAGTCAACCACTCTGCCTCACCTGCTCCAAGCCATTCGAGATCATCAAACAGCACTCCGGCCCTAAGCAGAAGCGATTCTGCGATGAGAAATGCCAACAGGCATGGTGGAACGAACAGCCTGAGCACCCTGTCATCCCCAAAGTCGACGCCTCGCACCCCCGCGCACTCGATCTAAAGCTCAAGCGCACCCAGCTTGTGCTCCTTGAGAAGGCCGATCCCTACACCTACGGCTACATTCCCGACCATTGGGAGATCGCCAATGCCGAGTACGCACTCACTCAAGAACTGCTGATCTCCGGCGGCAACCGCGCCGGTAAAACACTCTGGGCCGCCCGTCGCGTGGTTCAAACCCTCCTTGAGAAGGAGAACGCATCGGTTCTCTGCTGCCACACCTCGCACGCCACCTCGGTCACCGTGCAACAACCCGCGATCTACAACTACCTGCCCGTCGCCCTCCGGGCCACCAAGAAGGGCCGCATCCACTACCTGAACTACAGCCGCAAAAATGGCTTTACCGACGGTTCATTCATCCTACCCAACGGTTCACGCTGCGACTTCCTGAACTACACGCAGTCTGAGAACACCATTGAGGGCCGCGAGGCCGACATGATTTGGTGTGATGAGCTTGTGCCGCAATCCTGGGTGGACACACTGCGCTACCGTTTGATCACCCGCCGCGGCAAGCTCCTCGTGACCCAGACTCCCCTTGAAGGCGTCGCCAGTGTCTACAAGGAGTACACCGCAGGCTCCGCAATCACCCGCTTTGACGACGCCGAGCTCATCAAAGGCAAGCAGGCCCTACCTACTTGGCCTATGGGTAAGTCAGTCCGCACTATGGTGCAGCCCCAGACCAACCGGCGCACCGTGTTCTTCTTCAGCGAAGACAACCCGTACAACCCATTCGACGAGATGAAGTCCAAGCTTGTCACCTCGCCTATGGGCCAGATCTTGACCCGGGCCTACGGCTGGGCCTCGGACAACATCGGTAAGGCCTTTGCCCGTTTCCGCTCCGATATTCATTGCATTCCGGTATCCAAGGTGCCATCCGGCGGCACGCTATACATGGTTTGCGACCCTGCCGGGGCCCGCAATTGGTTCTGCCTGTGGCTCCTAGTCTACGAAGACGGCAAGCGTGTCGTTGTCCGCGAATTTCCCGACTTCAGCAACTACGGCGAGTGGGCAATGCCCTCCGAAAAGCCCGACGGAAAGCTCGGGCCAGCGCAAACCCTGGACGCTGGCCGTTCTATTTCCGAGTACCGCAAACTCTTCCGCCAAATCGAGTCCGATCTCGGTTACGGCGAGCCCGTGATGCGCCTGATTGACCCCAAGGCCGGCGGTTCCCCCGCGCTCTCCGAGGCCGGCGGCACGACCCTCATCGACCTCTTGGCCGAATCCGACGATCCCACCGACGATGGCATGGCATTTATTCCTGCGCCTGGCGTGCCCGTCGACCAACGCACATCCGCGATCAATTCGCTCCTCTCCTACGACGCTACCCAGCCTCTTACCCCGCTCAACGAGCCATCGCTCTACATCACCGACACCTGCGCAAACCTTTCCTACGCGCTATCCGAGCACACCGGCCGCGACGGTCAGAAGGGCTGCACCAAAGACCCCATCGACTGTTTGGGAATGCTTTTGGTCTCAAGTCTTGCGTTTGTAGGCCGAGGTGGCTTTGATTGCCGCGGCGGCGGCGGATACTAAACCATTTCACTATGCAAGGAGATTCCTACAAGCAAGCAACCGACGTGATGGCACGGGTCGGCGACGAGCCCAATGTACCGGCATTGAGCGAGGAGCTGCGGCGCTCGGCCACCGACTACGGCATCTTCGCCCGGGTCGAGAATGCCGAGAACGTGCGCTACTGCCGCTGGCCTGGACAGACTGACGACGGCAAGAAGAACAACGACGCCAACCGCAACAAGCCGGCATTTCCTTGGGACGGAGCCTCCGACACGCGCATCCCATTGGCCGACGAGGTGATCAACGGCCTCGTCGACCTCTGTTCCACCTCCTTCTGGCGCTCAATGCTTCGTGTCTCGCCCACCAATGTCAGCCAGCTCGACCAGGCCGTCACCGCGCACAACCTGATGGACTGGACGGTCAACTCCCGGATGTACAACGACCTCACCCGCGAGGTTGAATTGCTCTCTCAGTACCTTTGGACCTACGGCTGGGCGGGCGTCCACGTCACCTGGCAGCAGGAGATGGGGCAGAAGGAGCAGTATCTGACGATGGACCAGGTCATGGCCTTGGCAGCCCAGTCGCCCGAGGGATCAATCCTGGCCGACCTGCCCAATCTTATCGCCAACCCCGAGGCCGACGACCAATCCGCAGAGCTCTTACTCGCTGCATTCCCCAATCTGCGCAAGCGCCGGGCACTTAAGGCCATTCGCGAACTGCGCACCGATGGCGAGTGCGATTTCCCGATTCCCACCATGGTCAGCAACAAGCCCATGGTCGCTGCCTTGGCACCCTACGACGAGATTGTCTTCCCGCCCGAGACCACCGACATCCAGTCCGCCCGGGTGGTCTTCCGCCGCTACTACATGACCGAGGCCCAACTGCTGAACAAGGTGGAGACCGAGGAGTGGGACGCCGAGTGGGCGCAGGAAGCCATCAACACGATGGGCCGTTTTTCCGACTACTCGGCCTATACCTACGCGGCCGTCGGCCTGGCGGAAAACTCCATCCTCGACCGCGAGAACCTGATTGAGGTTGTCTACGCCTACCAAAAGTCCATCGACTCCGACGGTATCCCGGGCGTGTTCTACACCGTCTTCAGCCCCCAGGTCGGTGACAAGTGGGGCTACTTCGACCTGTTGGACTACACGCACGGCCAATATCCCTTCGTCATCTGGCGCTCCGAGTTGATCCACCGCCAGATCACCGAGAGCCGCGGCGTACCGGAGGTCTGTTCCACCTGGCAGCACGAGGTCAAGGCGCAGCGTGACTCGATTTTCGACTACACATCGCTCGCCACGCTCCCGCCCATCGAGGTCCCCAAAACTCGAGGCGGCAACCTGAAGATCGGTCCCGCCGTTCAGATCCCGGTCCTGCGCCGCGGCGAAATCGGCTTCCTAGCACCGCCCGCGCGCGAGCCCGGTGTGGCCTTTCAACTGATTGCGGCCATTGAGGCCCAGACCGACCGCTACTTTGGGCGTCCGACCGAGAAGGTCCCGCCGGTGATCACCCAAATGCGTCAGCAGCGCTTGATCAATAACTGGCTGCACGGCTGGACCGAGGCGTTCCGCCAGGTCCTGTCCCTGACGCTCCAATACGTCGGCCCGGCCGAGATCCAGCGCATCACGGCCTCGAGCACTCCGCTCCCACAGGATGTGCAGGATTTCGATGTGATGCTGAAATTCGACATCCGCGAGCTGTCCACCGACCTCGTGACCGAGAAGCTCAAAGCCATCAGCACCCTCGTTCTGCCCCTCGACACCGCCGGCGTCATCGACCGCGCCAAGCTCATCTCGGTAGCTCTCCGGGCCATTGACCCCAACCTAGCCAGCGAGCTGGTCATGCAGCAGGGTCCGGCCGCGCAGAAGATGTTCAACGAGACCAACGACGAGATCGCTCTCATGTCACTCGGCAACCCGCCCCAACTCCGGGAGAACGACCCCACCGCGCCCATGCGCCTGCAATTCAGCCAGCAAGTGCTGCAATCCAACCCGAAATACCAGGCCCAGCTTCAGCAGGACCCGCTTTTTCAAGCCAACCTGCAGAAGTATATTGAGAACCTGCAGTTCAGCGTCCAACAGCAGCAGAACGCCATCACCGGCCGCCTTGGAGTCCAATGAAACTGACCGACGAACAGCTTTCGGAGGCCCTCTCCGTGTCAGAGGAGCACCCGGTGCTCAAGGCTATGGGCCAACTCATCGACGACACGCTGCATGACGAGGTGCTCAACGCCATCATGCCATCACTTTCCGCAGAGGACCGTGCCTATAACTCAGGCCGGGCCGCCGCAATTAAAGATCTCATCGCACAAATCAGTGCGTTAAGAAATGGGAGGGAATTGACTTCCGGTCAGTTCTAGGCTCTCACTCATACAACGGCTTCTTGGTTGGCCTTAAATAACCATGGTGCAGCACACCCGGCTTGCAGGGTCTAAAAGCATGGACATCCAGACGAATACACAGGAAGCGAAACCTGCTCAAAACACGGCACAGCCCCCAATCAACCCGATGCAGTTCGACGAATCGGCGTTGGCCAAGCTACTGAAGACACGATTCAGCGGGGAGGAAGAGAAGGCGTCAACCGTCGAGCGACAAGTGCCGGAGCCGGAAGCCACTGTCGTGGACGATCAGGCCGAGGATGCGGAGCCGACCGCACAACAAACGGACGCTCAGGCTGAGTCGCCTGAGCAGGATGTTCTTTCCGAGACCGAAGAGAACAGCGACGAGGATTCGTTGGGCTACCGCAAACGCATCGACAAGCTCACGCGCCAGAAGAAAGAGGCGCTGGAGAAGGCCGAGGCGCTTGAGCGTGAGCTCAACGACGCCAAGACCAAGCTGGAGCAGACCAACGATAGGCCGACCGCGGTGCAGTCCGCTACAGACCCGTTTGCCGATGTCTGGGAAGTGTCGAAGCTCAACGATGAGTGGAGCAAGGCCCGGAATCTGAAACGGTGGTGCGAGGACAACATCGACGGCTGCGAAGTAGAGGGCAAGGAGTACAGCGCGGAGGACGTGAAGCAGATCAGGCGGCGTGTAGAAGACGCCATCGACCTGCACATACCAAACCGCGCCCGCTTCCTGCAGAACTACCAGCAGATCAAGCCCATCGCCGAGACGCTTTACCCCTGGTGGAAAGACCGTTCAGCCGCCGAATACACCGAGGCGCAGGCCGTCCTGCGGCAACTGCCGCAAATTGCCTCACTGCCGGAGTATCAGGTGCTGGTCGGTGACTTCATTGCTGGGCGCAAATTGCGCCTGGAGAAGGAGTCCGCCAAGGGCAAGCCGTCTGCCACCCGCCCACTGGTCAAGGCACCTAGTCAACCCGGTCGACCCACCGCAATCCCTGCAAAGAAGGATGCGGTCAAGGTCGGCCTGGATAACGCCAAGTCGCAGTTCCGAAAGTCTGGGACGACCACCGAATTAGCCCAAGTACTCAAAAGGATGCTCTAAACCATGCCCCTACTTCAGCCCAATCAAGGCGGCTCTGTGCCGCTCGCTTCCACATCCTCCGCTCGCGAGGATCTGGCGGACTACATCGCCATCGTCGACGCCAAGTCGACTCCGTTCGTGTCCATGGCCCCGAAGGGCCGTGACATCGGCAACATGCAGTTCAGTTGGCAGGTCGACAATTACGGCGCTCCCGTGCTTGCCGGTGTTGTCGACGGCACCGATGTGACCGTTGCTAATGCCTCCAACCCGGTTGCGAACCGGACCCGCCTGAACAACTACGGTCAGGCCTTCCGCCGGGACCTGCGCATCGGTTTCATTGCCGAGACTCAGGACGTCGCCGGTGTGACCGATGAGTTGGCCAACGGCATTGCCAAGAAGCTCGTTGAGATCAAGCGCGACATGGAGTCGACCTTCATGTGCACCAACCAAGCCGCCCAGGCTGACAACGGCACCAACCCGTACCTGACCGGCTCGCTCGGTAACTGGTTGAACAGCACCAATGCTTCCAACATCGGAGCTTGCGCTCCTGGCTCGGTGTTCCTGCCTGCCTCCGGCGCTGTCGACACCACGGCATCTGCTTCGTTCACCGAGGCGACCGCACAGAACGTGCTGACCGCTATCTACGGTGCCACCGGCACCTTCCGCGACTACGACTGCATCTTGGGCACCACGCTGAAGCGTGCGTTCACCAACCTCACTGCCTCGGGCACCTCGGTCACTATCAACACCAACACGATTGCTGCTACCTCAGTGCGCACGTTCAATCAGGATCTGTCGGCCGACACTTTCAAGGTTTCTGTCGATATCTTTGAGGGCGACTTCGGACGTCTGATCCTGCACCCGACCACCTTCATCGGTGGCAAGAACAGCACTGCCCTGTCCGCCCAGGCCTTCAAGGGCTATGTCATCCCGATGGACATGGTCGAGGTCCGCTACGCCAAGCTGCCGCAGGTCAAGGAGCTGCCCGATGCCGGCGGCGGCCCTGCCCGTCTCGTCGAGGCCATTGCCGGCTTGGTTGTGAAGAACCCGAATGGGTTTGGTTTCTTCAACAACGCGAGCTAATCTTAGCGTCAACGGGGGAGGTCCACTCCGGGCCTCCCCCTCTTTCCTTTTCTCATGGCCCACAATTCCGCATCCTCCGTCATCGCCAACGCTCTCGACGATATGCCCGGCGAACTGCGCCGCGCCGTCATAAAGGAGTTCCAATCCGGCATCCAGAAGGACTGGGTCAAGGCCGGCATTGATCAGAAGCGCATTGCCCAGGACTCGCAGCGCGAGGCCCGCGCCGTCGATGGCATCGGTCGCTTGCGGATGCGTGTCGATCCCACTCTCTACCATGCCTGGGGCACCAAGTATGGCTACGATTGCTGGAAGGATTCCCAGTTTTTGAAAGAGGTCGAGCGTGACAACCCAGATGTGAAAGTTAAGTGCGGCGGTACACGCTTGCAGGTCGGTTGGCAAGGTGGCACAAAGAGGAGCAGTCAGAAGTTTACCCTATGAATGTTGGATCTAATCGTCAGCTCGCCGGCGAATTTGGCGGCCGGTACATCGACGCCTCGGCGGGTACTGTGACCGGCAACTGGATGGAGATCCATGCTGTTTCTACGTCCATCCTCGGCGCGATCTCGTCCAACATCACCAACTTTCCTGCCGGCGCGACCATTCAGGCCGGCGACTCGATTTCGGGCGTCTTCACCTCGGTGGCTGTATCCTCCGGGGCGATCATCGCCTATAACCGCAAGTGGGTCTAAAATGCGTCTTGGATTAGGCCTAGGACTAGGCGTCGAGCAAGCCCTCGGTGGGGCTGGCGGCGGCGCTGACCTGCCTATCATCCGGCGTGACCTACTGCGCGAGGACGAGGGCTTTCTCTGGTTAGAGGACGACACGTCCAAGATCGTCATCACCTTCGGCACATTCGACTCTTTAGACTTGGAGAACGGTGACTTCCTTCTCCAAGAGGACACAGGCAAACTCATCATCCAAGCAAATTAACTTATGCCAGACACAAAAATCACGGCCTTGGCGGCCATAACCGTAGTCGATCCAGCCGTCGACGTGTTCCCTATTGTGGACGTGTCGGATACCAGCATGGCTGCATCGGGCACCACGAAGAAGATCACCAGCAACCAGCTCTTGGGAGCCGGCGGCACCGCCACCTTCGCCTCCGCCACCATCACCGGCGATCTGACGGCTGCTCGATTGATTGTTACTGGTGGAACTATTCCCACTAACGGACTATGGTTGCCAACAACCAATACGCTTGAGTTTGCTACCAACAGCTTGGCGCAATACCGCATTGCACCGCTTGGTGTATTCACTTGGTTCGACGGCGCAGGCGGCACTCGAATGACCCTGAACTCCACGGGGCTGGGCGTGGGGGTTACGCCGAGTGCGTGGGGCGTAAGCTGGAGAGGCTTGGAGGTTTCAAGTGTGCTTGGATTGATGGGTGGATCTGCCACCTCAATTCTGACACACAATATGTACGCCAATGCTGCCGCACAGTTGATTTACAAGACCACCAATTTCGCTTCGTACTACCAGCAGCAAAACGGAATTCACTCTTGGTTGACCGCACCAAGCGGCACAGCTGGTAATGTTGCCACCTTCACCCAAGCAATGACGCTCGATGCGAGTGGTCGATTGATTCTATTGGCGTCAACCACTACTCCAGCAACACTTACAACCAACGGCGAGTTTACAATGACCGCCACCAGCAACACCAACCTTCGCTTCAGCTATCGCGGATCTGATGGCACAACCCGAGTCGCCAACATCACTCTCGCCTAATCCCATGAACACCTCTTGGATCATCGAACGCCTTCTCTGCAAACCCGTTGAAGGCACTCTCACCGATGTCGTCATCACCGCCGACTGGCGTTGCAACGGCATTGAAACCATCGGCACCAAAGACGACGCAAAGACCTACAGCGGCACTTGCTACGGATCGACCAGCTTCGCTGCGCCCAGCGGGTCTGCATTCACGCCATTCGACAAGTTGACTCAGGATCAGGTTCTCGACTGGTGCTTCAGCAATGGCGTCGATCAGAAGGCTATCGAACTCAACGTCACGCAGCAGATTGCCGATCAGATCAACCCGCCGGTGATTGCTCCGCCGCTGCCGTGGGTGAAGCCGGTCGAAATCGTTCCGCCGCTTGTTGAGCAGGTGGAGCCGTCAATCGTCGATGCTAGCAATTCTGTTGCCTGATGCTTGACGTTGGCGTATACTAGCCACCCATGAAAATCATCACCCTTACCATCGACGAAACCGAAGCTCAAAATCTCGTCCAACTGATCGAGATTTCCATCCGTGCTGGCGGCAGCCAAAACGGTCGAGTCGGAATTCCGCTCCAAGACAAGATTCTTTTGGCAGCTACCAATAGCGCTAAAGCACCCCAACCCACACCCGCACCCACCAATGCCGGAGGAGACATTACACAACCTTGAACTGCGCATCGTGAGACTGGAAACCATCATCGGTGACAAGGACGCCGGGATGGTGTCCGACATCCACGGTATCAAAGCCACTCTTGAGGGCCTCAAACAGTTTCAATGGAAGTTGTTTGGTGGCCTCGGAGTTTTGGTTGTGCTGGCGCAACTTATCAGTAGGATGACCCTGAAATGAACGATTCAATCAAATCCATCGTCCGCCACGGACTCTCGTTCGGTGGCGGTTTCCTAGTCGCCAAAGGTCTTGTGACCGTTGACCAGGCCAATGAGCTTGCCGGCGCCGTGATTACGCTCATCGGCGTCGCCTGGTCTGTCTGGAAGAACTCCAAG